GCCATCCGCCAACCGCGGGACGTAGTTCCCGGACATCTTGTCCGCTAATTCGGTGCGTCACTGGGAAACGTCGGTGCCGGTTCATGGGCGTTCTCGGCACACTCGGCAAGATCGGGAAAATCGCACTGGAGACCAATCCCGTGACGGCCCTGCCGACGTGGGCAGTGGAGAAGGCGACGGGCGGGTCGCCCGGAGAGGCGACGGTGGACGCCGTCAATGGCATCGGCCAGGTGATCGACGGTGCCCCTCCTGCGCTCGCGCCACCCGGTGGCGCTCCTCCGGCGCTTCCGCCTCCGGTCGATACGACCCAGGTAACGCAGGACACTGCGGCGTCCCGCGCCTTGCTCGCGCAGCTGCTCACCCAGTACGGCAACTACCAGGGCGTGGCCGCGCCGACCGCGGGCTATGCCTCCGCGGCTCCGGTGTCGACGGCGCAGGGGGCGACGTCGCAGGCCGCTAGTTGGGCGCCCGTCGCGGTAGCACAGGGCGGACAGATCGGGCAGGCCGCCTCGGTGGCGCCGATGTCCTTCGGCGGGCCGATGTCCGCTGGCGCGTCCTCTTCGGGCTCGGCTGCCCAGGCGCTGGCGGCGCTGGCGGATCCGGCCACGACCTACGCAGGCGCCACGATCGACAAGACGGACAGCAATGAAGTCCGCGCGCGCCAGCTCGCCCTCGCCGACGCGTTGACGTCCGTCATGAACGGTGGTGGGCCGCAGAGCCCGGCGGCGGCACAGCTGCAAATGGGCCTCGACCAGGCGCTGCAGCAGCAGGCCGCCATGGCCGCCAGCTCACGCGGGCAGAACGTTGGCCTCGGCCAGTACAACGCCGCGATCCAGGGCGGGCAGCTCGCAGGGCAGGCCAATCAGCAGGCGGCGCTGCTCAAGGCCCAGGAGACCGCGCAAGCGCGCGCGCAGCTCGACGCCCTGCTGAACAACACGCGCGGCCAGGACATCGGCCTCGCGTCGAACCAGGCGGGACTGCTGAACCAGGCGGGCATGTTCTCGGCTGGCGAGATCAACAAGGGCAACCAGTTCAACGCCGGCCAGAAAAACAACGTCGGCATGTTCAACGCCGACCAGCAGAACCAGAACCAGCGCCTCGACGCGCAGCTGGGTACGCAGGCGTCGATCGCCAATATGACCAGTGGCAACCAGTACAACGCGCAGATGAACGCTCTGGCGCAGGCCCTGGCGATCCAGAACGGGCAGTGGAGCCAGGATACCAGCCTGGCCAACGCGCAGCTGGGCCAGCAGAACAACCAATTCAACGCCGGCCAGTCGAACAGCTACAACCAGGCGCTCGCGCTGGCGCTGCAGCAGAACAACCAGTTCAACGCGACCCAGGACCAGCAGAACAGCCAGTTCAACACGGGCCAGTCGAACACGTACAACATGAACCAGGCCCAGCTGAACCAGGGGGTGAACCTGGCGAACCTAGGATCGGCACTCGGGACCAACCAGCTCAACCAGCAGGGACAAAACAACATCCTCGCTGGCCTGTTGACCGGCAACGGGCAGTTGCTCGGCGCGGATGCGTCGATCTATGGAACGAACGTGGGAGCGTCCACCCAGCTCGGGATCGCCCAGATGCAGGACGAGCTGGCGAAGTACCTGCAGCAGCAAAAGATCAACGCCGATAACGCCTTTACCACCAAGGACTTCATCAACGGGATCGTCGGCGGTGGTAGTACCTTGCTGAAGTTCGTCTAGGGCCTGATCGGTCGTTCAGCCTTGCGCGGACGACCGTCCCCATCGCAGCATCCCGGGCATGCGTAAGTTCATTGGCGGCGTTCTGTTGGGGTGCATCGTTTCGGCCGGACTCGCAGTCGCCCAGGTCCACGTGCGCGGATACACGCGCTCGAACGGGACCTATGTGGCGCCGCACGTTCGAAGCTCGCCCAACGGAACGACCGCCGACAACTGGGGCGCGAGTGCCAATGTCACCCCGTACGAAGGGATCGCGCCAGCCACCGCAGCTTCTGCCTCGATCGCCGAGAACAATGCGATCCTGGCCGCCGCCGCCGGTCCGTCGGCGCCTCCTTCTAGCCCCTGCGCGACGACTCCGGTCAAATATTCGGTCTGCGATCCCGATACCGGCAAGTGCTGGATAGAGGCGAACTTCCTGACCAAGGCCGGATGTGAGTCGTATTTGGCGATGCAGGGCGCATGGTGCCATGACGAGCCCGGCAAGATCATCTGCGACCGCACGCAGAAGCGCCTCGGCCGCCGCAGCTGCTCGGAGTAGCAGTCGCCCTGGGAAACGTCGGTGCCGGGGTGTGCACACCGACCCCGTCACGGGCCAGATGGTTGCGGACCCCGGAGATAGCCTCGCCCCGGGAATCACGCCAGGGCAGGTATCCTCCACCGAGACCGCGGGCACCAGCACGTCCCGCGGCGGTCTCGCGCCCGACGCCCAGGCGCGTCTCAACGCCGGGCGCGCCATCGACTTAGCCGGATCGACCAGAATGGTCGATGAGATCACCAAGGCGGGCGAGATCGCGGAGAAGAAGGCCAAGATCGCCCAGGAGCAGGCGGACCGAGAGGCCGCCGTCACGGCCGATTACAACCAGCGTCGGCTGCAGGCGCTCGACAATGCCGACAAGGATCTGCAGGCCGCCCGCGCGGCCCACAAACAGGCCTTCGACGACTACCGCAAGATGCAGGTGGGCGACTTCTTCTCCGACAAGGACCCGGCGACCGGGAAGGAAACCCGCAACACGGGGCGCATGGTGCTGGCCGCGATCACGGTGGGGCTCGGCGGGTTGATGCAGCGGTCGAACGGCGGCCGAAACACCGCCCTCGAATCGCTCAACAAGACGATGGACGATTACTTCGCCCGCGAGCGCGAGAAGATCCTGAAGGCCAAGGACATCTCGAACGAGGCCAAGGATCGCATCGGCGACGTGGCGCAGAACCAGGTTGCCGCGCTGAAGGCGCTGGACATCAAGGAAGCGGCCGCGCGCTCGAAGGTTGCCGATGAGATGAAGGTCCGGCTGGCGGCGTTCGGGGTTCCCCAGGCCCAGATCGATACCAATAAGGCTGTCATCGAGCAGCAGCAGAAGGCCGCTGAGAAGCTGCAGAAAGTGGACGACAGCGAACGCACCCACATCGTCTCGACGCACACCAAGGCCCTGCAGCAGCCGGGGACGGGGATGGTGTTCGGCCCCGGTGGCCAGCCGATCGTCGACACGGGCGACAAGGCCAAGGGCGAGAAGGTGAACGCCGCGATCGCGAATTACCGCACAATCAATGCGCTGATCGGCGACCTGAAGGCCAGCTACGCCAAGGGCGCCGCGATGCCGGGAATCGGCGAAGGTGCGACCCGACAGGCGATCCAGACAAAGCTGCTTCTGAAGCTGAAGGAACAGGACAAGCTTGGCGCCCTTTCCGGCGGTGACATCGGACTAGAGACGGCGGGCGTCGGTGGTCTCATCGCGCAGTTGACAGGGGTCGGCGGTGCCGATCGGCTGGACGTGGTGAAGAAGCAGGCCGATCGCGACGTGGTTGCCTTCCTGGATTCACAGGGCCTCGCCGGATCAAAGGTGCTCGGCGCCGCTGCCGGCGCGCCGGCAGTTACCGCGGCGCCCGCAGCCCCAGCACCGGCGCGCGCCCCGTCTGCACCCACGGCCCCGGCCAAGCCAGCCAGTCCCGCCGTTGGCCTGTCATCCGCCGATCGCGCCAAACTGCTGCTCCACCTGAAGCGCAACCCGAACGACCCGCGGGCGCCAGAGATCCGCGCGGCGCTGGGGATGTGACGTGGACGCGATCGACGAAATCCTGTCGAAGGTGAAGCCCCGGGCCGCCGCGCCCGCTGGCGACCCGATCGATGCGATCCTGGCCAAGGCACGGCCCAAGGAGTCCTTCGACGCGATCTTGGCCCGCAAGGGGGCGCCGCCGGCCGAGGCTCCCGCTCCCGTGCGGCAGTTCCATCCCACGGGCGCCCTGGACCAGATCCTGGCGCAGCTCGCGGCCGACCGTGCGGCCCTGCCGACGCTGGGCGATCGTGCGCGCCAGAGCGCCGGCAACATCGCCGCGACGTTCGTGGGCGGCGCTCGCGCGGCCGGTGAAGGCATCGCGCACCCGATCGACACGATCACCAGCGGCCCGCGGCGGCGCCAATTCGAGCGCGGCCTCGACGACATGCTGACCCTCGGCCACGGTCAGCGGCTGGCGGCCCGCATCGGCAACGCGCTGGGCGACACGCCCGACGTGGCGATCGGCCCCGAGACATTCGGGGGCGGGATCGCTGGCAGCGGCGGGATGCCGGTGCCCAATACGCAGGCTGGCGATCAGGCCGTCGCACCCGAGTTCCGCCAACTCGGCAACGTTGCTGGCGTCGTCGGGCCTGGACTGGGTCGCGCAGCGGCCGGAACACTGGCGAGCGCCCTCGGCGCTCGCGCGCTGGCTACGGGCGCCGCCCCTGGCATCGTCGGCAATCTCGCCGCGCGCGCGTCCTCGGCACCGCTGGGCGGCCTGGGGGAGATCCTCGCCAATGCCGGGCAGCAGGCCGCGGGTCGGCTGATTCCGGGGCTCGGCGCTGCGCCTGGTGCAGTGCGGGGCATGTTGGGCTACCAGCTCTCCGCGCCTGCAGCGGCTGGCCTGTCCGCCGATGCCGAAGGGGATCGCGGCGGCGCAGCCCTGGACGCTGCAACCGATCCGTTCGGCAACCTGGTAGCGGGCGGGCTCGGTGCAGCGATCGGTGGCGCGCCCGATCGCGTCGCCAATCGGATCGTCAAGGACGTGCCGCACGGCGAGGCGACCGCGAAGCTGTCCACCGCCAAGAAGTTTGAGGCGCGGATCGGTCCGGATGGCGAGTTCCTGCAGAACATGCTGGACCGCGATCCGAAGCTGGAACGCCAGTTGGCGATCAGCGCGAAGAGCAACCCCAAGAAGGTCGCCGAGACGGCGCAAGGCCGCATCGAGCGGTACGACGCCGCGAACGATCGGCTGTACGACAAGATCGACAACGCGCCCGATCGCCGGTTCGTGAGCGGTCCTGACGTCGGGCGGCCGATCGGCGGCATCGACGTGCACGCCATCGACCTGGCGCTGGCCAAGCTCGAGGCGACCGCCAAGGACAAGATGCAGTTGGGTCAGACCGGCCCTGTCGCCAAGGTTCGCGCCGCGCTGGCCGAGGCGTACGGCGAGGTCATGGAAGACGGCTCGAAGAAGATCGTCCCCGGCACCGTGAAGCCCTCGCGGGATGTGCGCAGCTTCGCGAGCAACGACATTGGGAAGGTCGCCTTCGCTGGCGATCCGAACATCGACCCCCCCGAGCGCATCCGGGCGCAGCAGCGAATGTACCGCGCCGTCACCGACGTAATCGAGGACGCCGCCAAGGGCCGCCTATCCGCTGGCGAGGTCGCGAAGCTGAAGACCGCGAACCGGGACCTGTCGATCCTGGTCCCTATGCGCGACGCGCTGAAAGAGCGGGCGGCAAAGGAGGCCGTGGGGCGGACGTCGCTCTACTCGCTACTCGGCGGCTCCGGCGTCGGCGCGTCGGTCGGCGCGGGCGTTGGCATGGGCGTCGCCGGTCCGCCGGGCGCGTTCGTCGGCGCCAAGGTGGGGGCGGGCGTCGGCGCCGCCGGTGGAGCCATCGCGGGACGGGCTGCCCGGACCCTCGATTACGAGCTGATGCGCACGGCGCGCGAACAGGGCGGCACGGCAGCCGCCGCGAAGCTTATGCAGCTTTCGCGACAGGGCGCCACCGACGACGAGCTGCGCACGGCGCTCGACCGCATGGGCATCAAGCTCGCGGACTGACCTACTTCGACGCCACGCGGGTCGTGCTGGTCTCGGTCGCCTTGGCGATGTCCGGGGCGGCCCCGGTCGCGGGCGCCTGCTGCTGCTTCGCCTTATCCTGCTGAAACGACAGGTGAAGCCGCGCCGCGAGCTCGGGCGTGATGGTCTCCGCACCCAGGAAGATGCGCAGCAGCCGATCGCGGCGCCACGGCAGTTCGAACGATTGCTTGGCCGCCACTAGCGAGGTCAACGCGGCGGGCACCGACTCGGCCACGTCCTGGTAGAGCAGGGGGTAGATCCCACCGAACACCTGCATCTCTTCGCGCAGCAGCGTCCCGCTCTCCATGTTGGCGAAGATCAGCAGCGGGTCATGGACGACGGCCAGGGCGCGGCGCAGCCTGGCCAGCGCGGTGTCGGGCGGCGGCTCGGGCTTGGGTCCCGTGGCGGTCGGGCGGTTGTAGATCGGCACGAACGGGCGCAGCACCATCAGCGCGCGGTCGGTCGCGTCGTGCAGCGCCATCTGCTCCGCGGCGTTTTCGGTTCCCGACAGCGTCTCGATACGCGCTTCGTCGTCGGGCGGCGCGAGCAGGCTGGCGATCGAGGCCTTGTAGTCGATCTTGGGTGGCAGCTTGAACTTCTCGAACGAGTCCGGGCCGCCAAGGAATGTCTTCATCGCCGCGCGGAGCTTCTTGGGGAGCTGGGCCGCTTCCTGGCGCATCGCCTGGGTGATGCGCACCGGTCCGCCCGCCAGAACCGTGTCCAGGCCCACGACGGCTAGCAGCGCTTCGCCGAGGACTGCAATCGCTGGATCCATGCAGCGGCACGGCCGTTCCAGGAACAGGTGTGCCGGGGCATGGGTGTCAGCCGCATCGACAAGGTGATCATCGACCCGGCAGGGGCCAACAACATGACCGGCACCGCAACGGTCCTGTCGACGCCGATCCGGATGGACTCGCTTCAGCAGCTGTCCTTGGAACTGTCTTACACCGGAACGCCCAATGGCACGCCGACGTGGGAGGATAGCGACAGCTACGACCCGGTCACGAACCCCAACGCGACGTTCTTCACGCTGGCCACCACCGCAGCGCTGGCGGCGATCGCGGCGGCGGGTTCACAGATGGTCGCGGTGACCAAGCGGGGCAAGTGGGGACGCATGCGCTACGTCAACACGTCCGGAACCGGTCAGCTGACCGTGCGGGCCTTCGGCACCGGGGTCGTCTAAGCCGTGCGCGAGCCGACGCGATTCCCGCGCGTGGTCGACGAGCCCGCCCAGGAGCCCGCCGAGGACCTGCGCCCGTGGTCAACCCGCAATGCGAAGTCGGCCGGCACCATCATCGGCACCGCCCTGGCGACGCTGCTGGTGGGCACGGGTGGGCTGACCGGCCTGGCGCACGTCGCCGGCATCGCGACCGTGAAGGAGATCGCCGCGCTCGACGAGAAGCTGACCGCCGCGGAGCGCACGCGGGCGACAGCTGCAGACGTCGACAGCAAGCGATTCACGGCCATCACGGCGAAGCTGGACGCACTGGCGAAGGACACGAAGGCGCTGCGCGCGGACGCCGCCAAGAAGGTCAAGAAGCCGAAGGCCAACCCGGAGGGACAGGGTGAATGACGAATCCATCGATGGAGGCGGCCGGGGTGTCTGGGACAGGGTTTGGCGGGGGCGGGCGAGCAGTCTCCGACGAAATCTCGCAAACGTCGCCAGTCAAGCGGCACGAATCGCGAGTCTTGTCGCGGAGGGCGCGCGACTTGTCGACCTGCTTCCAACGCCGCATCGACAGGTGGAAGTCCTTGGCATCGCAGACGAGCTTGACGAGCTAGCCGAAGTGACGAAGGGCGCGGCAAAGATCTTGCGCGACGAGGCCGGCTACGCTGCGCCTTCCCGTCGAGGCTTCTGGGCGAGGCTCTTCGGTGGCTGATATCCCATCCGATGACGAGATCGAGTTGGACGCGTCGGAACTGATCCCGCCGCCCGAACTCGACCCGTTCGGCGACGACGTGCCGACGTTGCGTGACCTGCGCCGACTGTGCCCTGGCTGCGCTGGCGAACAGTTCCGCCTGGGCGAGGACGAGCAGCCCCCAGCGTCGCACGCCCAGGCGTGGCGTCGCGGGCCGCTGCGCAACGGGAAGGCCGTCTACGAAGAGGGCGCGTGCCGTGGCAACCGGACGTGGTACTGGTGCCAGCGACACGAGGAATACGGCCACACGGGCGCGCTGGTGATCATCAGCAAGCCCGGCGAGGGCGGCATGCTCGTGTTCTTCTTCCCGGACCGCCGTATCGAGGTGCGGCCGGTTGCCACCGATCGGAGGCGCAAGTGAACCTCACCCCCGGCGAACTGGCCCGCCTTCAACGGCTCACAGCCGAGACACGCGAACGCATCTGGCGCGTCATCGACGACATGGCGGCGCGAGGCTTCGACGTCTACGTGGGCAGCACCGCGCGGACCGCCGAAGAGGTGGCGAAGGCGGTGGCCGAGGGGCGCGCGTCGAAGGGCATGACCCACGACTGGCACATGCTGGGCCGGGCCGCAGATCTCCGACGTCGCAAGCCTGACGGCGGCGTGAACTTCGACCAGGGGCCGGCCTCCGAACCGTTCTGGCGCGCGCTGTACGAGGTGGCGACAGCTCACGGCCTGCGGTCACTGGCGTACCGGCCCGACGGCTCGAAGCTCATCATCCACGGCGCGCGCGGGGACATCTGGGACAGCGGGCACGTTGAGTACCGGCATCCCTTCGCCACGCTCGCCGAAGCGGTGGCCGCGGAACTGGCGCCATGACCCGAGCCCGCATAATCGCGTACGTGGCGGTCGCCCTGGCGCTGTGCGGGGCGTTCGCGGCCGGGCGGCACAGTCGCAGGGTGGAGACTCGCGACGTCGTACGGACCGTCACCGTTGACCGGGACGTGGTGCGCACCCAGGTCGTTCACGACGTGCAGACCGTCCACGACGTCGCGACAAAAACCAACACGGTCACGGTGACCCGCTGGCGCACGGTCGCGGGCGTCCCCGAGGTCACCGCCACCACAACGGATCTGTCCACGACCGAGGTTCACGAAGCGGCCCACGACGGGACGGTGGCGACGCGCATTGCAGAGCACGAAGCCAGCACGGCGCGCGTCGAAGAACACCAGCGCATCGAGGGGCAGCGCCCGCAATGGTCGGTCGCCGTCCTGGGCGGCGCACAGATCACCGGGGGGCGCCTGCTGCCCGCGCCGTGGGTGGTCGGTGCCCTTGTGGAGCGCCGAATCGCCGGGCCGGTCAGTGCGGGGCTGTGGGGTACCAGCGGCGGGGCTGGCGGGCTCAGCGTGCGGATCGAATTCTAGCCGGCGAACGGTCTGCTACTCGCGCGCGGGCTGTGACGGCCCGTACCGATTCAGCAGTTCTTCACGCGATACGAATACCCGCCGCCACATGCCCGGTCCGTAGTGGACCTTGAGCGCGTTCGAAATCGTGGGCGTCGCTCGGTAGTTCAGCCATGCCGACCAGCGGCGCAGGCGCTCGGCCTTGAACCGGCCTGGCGGGAACAGTCGCGCGCGCTTCTCGTGGATCGTCATGGCGACCCCATCAGCGTCAACCCGGAGGGCAATTGGATCGTCACCCCCACGCCGGGGCCCTTGCCGCCGCCAATCACCTCGTCCACCGTCTGCCACCGGTCGTGCCAGGAGCGAACGTGCTTCCAGCCGTCGCCCGCCAGCACGCCAGCGGCAACCAGGCCGTCGAGCACCAGCTTCCGTCCGCCCGCCGCTACGTTGTCAGGGTCGCGTCGCTTGTCCTTCTCGACCCAGTCGAAGGTCATCAGTACCGCGCGCTCGAAGGGCCCCGGCTTGTCGATGCGCGCCGCCTTCGCCAGCGCCCAGATGGTGTCGGTCCACTGGCGTTTCAGCCGCGCGTAGGCCATGCCACGGCCGCCGCTGCCCTTGGCGGCCGCGATCAGTTCGTTGAGGCCGGGCAGGGGGCCAGGCACCCAGAGGGTCGCCATAGTTGGCGTGCGGTTCATGGCCCAATCAGCCCTTCCACCCTCATCGTTCCACGCCGGTAGTTGACCCGGATAATCCGAAACGGCTCGCTGCCGGCCAGGATCCTCATCGGCCGCGCGAACAGCATCGCATCATAGCGAGACAGCTTCAGCAGCCTTTCGCGGGCAGCCTTGGCAGCTCGGCGCTGGTGGACCGTGATGCTCACCGGCTCACAGCGGCAGGCCCTTGGCCAGCTCGACGATCGCGTCGTCCAGGTAGTCACGCGCCACGCCGACCTTCGTCCTGGCGTTCGCGATGGCGTCACGCGTCCGCTTGGACAGTCGCGCCACCCGTCGCCGCTTCTCGCGGGCCAGGGTGTCGCGGCCGTGGGCCGAGAATGCGTGCGCGAGCGCCGCGATGTCAGCCTTTGCGTTGAACGGAAACCGATCGAGATACGCCTCGGAACGTTCCCTGGCGGTCAGACGTGGCGTGTTCTTGTGACTGCGCTTCTTCATCGGTGCACCCCCTTGACAGAGCAACCCAGGCAGCGAACGATCGGCAGCTTGAAGACCGAGGACATCGTCAGCGAGATCGTGCGGGCCCGAGAGGCCTTGGAGAAAGCCAAGGACGACGTCACGCGCCTGACCGAGTACATCGGCGCGCTCGAGCTGGCCGCAAAATTAAAAGACCCGTCGTTGACTCGCACGCGTATCAACCGTATCGTATCAACCGTGCAGCTGCAAGGGTCACCAAGGATTTCTGGCGATACGAAGCGGGCCGCTGGCCGCGCCACTCGCAAGAGCGAGGCCCAGCGTCGCCTGTACGAGAAGGACATGACGATCGCCAAGCTCGCCGAGAAGCTGGGCGAGGGCAGGGCGCGAGTGTCGAAGTGGTTCGGGACGGCCGAGGAAAACCGGCCCATTCCCCGCCGCTACGCCGAACTGCTGCTCAAGGACTACGGGATCCCGATGTCCGCCTGGGCCCGCATCGCTGACTGAGTTTCTGGACGCGGCGTCCGTTAATTCGGCGCGTTAGATTCGTATCGTCTGTATCGTTTGTCCCTTGCGCGCGGTCGTATCGTCCGTATCATGTGGACATGCCAAACGACACGACGCCCGAGAGCATCGACGAAGAGAAGACGGTCCCGGTGCCGGCCGTCCCGATGGCCGAACTGGTGAAGCAGCCGCTCTATCCCGTCCGCGGCTGGGACGGTGACCACAACAACGGCGTGGACGACCGCGCGATGGGCGGGTGGGGGCGGTCGTGGTAACCGTCTGCGCGAAGCTGGGACCGCACGGGCTGCCCTGCGTGATGCCGGACGGCCACGACCGGTACCACTACGACGGGAAGGGGCGCCTGTGGAGCAGCGTCGCCTACGCCGTTGCCTGGGCCCCGCCGCCCGTGGTCCCGCCCGTGGTCGCGCCCGTCGTGACCAGGCTCGCCGCCCAGGTCACCGAGCGCCTGGCGACGCTTGATCGGGTGCGACCGCTGCTGAACGCGGCGATCAAGGACGCGCCGCCTGACCAGTTGGCCGCCATGACGATCCTGGCCGTCGAGGTCAGCAAGGCGATTCTGCGGGGCGGGGCGTGACCCGCCTTCAGATCGCGCTGGCGAGCCTGGACGCGTTCGTCATCGTGGCCGGCGCGTCGGTCGTCGGCAACCTGCTGGCGGGCCGGATTCAGCGCTGGTGGCTGCGCGGGACCTCGAAGCGCGAGGACCGCCGCCTGGCGAAGCACGTTGGCCCTCGATGCGAGCACGGGCGCGTTGTCGCGCTCTGTGATGACTGCTGTCCGTTCTGAACAACCCGAAAGGAACCTGACCATGCCCTTGAGAATCACGAAAGCGACCGACGCCATCGAAGTGAAGACGATCACCACCTGCATCATTGGCGACCCTGGCCTTGGTAAGACGTCGCTGGCTGAGAGCGCAGAAAAGCCCCTGTTGTTGGACTTCGACCGCGGCGCCCACCGCGCCAAGAACCGCGGGGACGTCGTCGAGATCGCGGCGTGGGGCGACGTCACGAACATCCTGCCGGCCGACCTGTCGGCCTACCAGACGCTGGTGGTGGACACCGCCGGGCGCGCGCTGGACTGCCTGGCGGCTGACATCATGGAGCGCGACCCGAAGGCCGGACGAGGGGGATCGCTCACGCTGCAGGGGTATGGCGCCCTCAAGGGCCAGTTCACGAGCTGGCTTCGCTTGATGCGCTCGTTCGGCCTCGACGTGGTGCTGATCGCCCACGTGGACGAACAGAAGAAGGGCGACGAGACGATCGTGCGCCTCGACGCCCAGGGCAGCTCGAAGAACGAGATCTACAAGTCGGCCGACATGATGGGCCGGCTGTACCTCGACAAGGGGAAGCGGATCCTGAACTTCAGCCCCACCGACGTGGCGTTCGGCAAGAACCCGGGGCAGTTCCCTCCGATCGAGGTGCCGACCGCCGACGGCGTTGCGGCGCCCTCGGCCGGCTTTCTCGCCAAGATCATCGCCGACACCAAGGCGAGCCTGAACAAGCTGTCGGCCGAGGCGACCACCGCCCAGGCACAGCTTCTGTCGTGGGCCGAGCGCATCGCCAAGGCCGACAGCCTGACCGACTTCGACGCCCTGGCGGCGGCCGGCAAGGCCGAGGGCGCCCCCAAGGCGGTCGGCGCCATGATCGCGCGGGCGGCCAAGGTCAAGGGCTGGTCCTGGAACAAGACTACCGGCCTGTTCGACCTGGCCGAGAAGGCGAAGGCCGCGTGATCCGGCTGTCGGTCACCGACCTGGAGTCGTTCCGCTACTGGCGGGATGACGAGGAATCTGAGCTGCCCGATCTGCTGCGCCGGCTGCAGCGCCTGGACCCGCCCACCGACCAGATGGAGGCCGGGCGGGCCTTCGCGAAGCTGTTCGAGCAGGCCAACGTCGGCGAGATCAAATGGGCGACCGTCGACGGATGGCGGTTCAGGTTCGACCTGGACGCCGAGCTCGAGTTGGCGCCCGTGCGCGAGCTGAAGACAGAGCGCGTGTTTCAGACCCCCAGTGGACCGGTGACGCTGGTGGGCATGGTCGACGGGACCACCGGCAGGCGCATCCGCGATCAGAAGCTCACTCAGCGCTGGGACGCCGAGAAATACACCGAGAGTCTGCAGTGGCGGGCCTACCTGGTGATGCTGGGCGCGGACACGTTCACCTACGACGTGTTTGTGGGCCGCTACAAGGGCCAAGAGGTCACGATCGGCGAGTACCACCCGTTGACGTTCTACGCCTACCCGAACATGGCCGAAGACGTCCAGCGCGCGGTGAATGAGCTGGCCGCGATCGTCGCGCACCATCTGCCCGAACGGGTGGTGGCCAATGCCTGACGGTGGGGGAAAAGACCACTTCACCACACTGGCCGAAGTCCGGGCGGCGGTTCTCGATCACGACAAGCGGATCGCGATACTGGAGCGCGACGTGATCGATCTGACGGACGAAGTCGTCAAGCGCCGGTCACGCCGGCGCCGACGGAAGCCGAAGCCGTAGGGGTGGTGATGAAACTTCGACGCGACCGAAGCCAGTCACCAACCCCGAATCGCCGCGACATCCGCGCGGCTGCCATCTTGCTGGAGGCTGTTCCATGAGCCTCCAACTAGAATTGCCCGGTATCAGCCAGGCGGGCACCCTTCGCCACGCCCTCGACCACCTCCTGACCCACGCGCTGGAATGCGCCGACGCCACAAGGGCGATGCACGCGACCCACGCGCGCTTCCTCCTGGAGTGGTTCGCCGATCGCCAGCTGGACGCGATCGGCTACGCCGACCTGAAGCGGTTCTATGTCGACGAACAGCGCAGAGGGTTGAGCCGCGAGACTGTGCGCAAACGCCTGAGCACCCTGCACATGGCGCTGGCCGAAAGCGTCCGCATGGGCTGGCTGGCCAAGGTGCCGCCGTGGGTGGTGATCAAGACCGACTCGAAGCCGCGGAACACGTTCTGGACGCGCACGCAGTGGGAGGCGGCCCACATCGCGTGCGACGATGACCAGTTGCAGACGTGGGTGGCGCTGGGCTTCTGGACGGGGCAGCACACCAGCGACTTGAACCGCATGCGCTGGTGCGACGTGGACCTGGTGCGCCGCACCTGGATCAGGCGCAACACCAAGAGCAAGGCCGAGCCGCTGGAGCTCCCGTTGCCTGACCGCCTGTGGGCGGTGCTGCACGAGCGGCACGAGGCGCTGCAGCCGCACCGACGCGACCTGATCGCGGGTCGGTCGATGGGGAACCCGAACCGGCCGATGCGCGAGATCTGCCACCGCGCCGACGTGCCGCAGCTGTCCCCGATAGGACTGCGCCACAGCTGTGAGACGTACCTCGCCGAGCGCGGATGCAACGAGCAGTTCCAGGTGGCGTGGATGGGCCTGAAGTCGCCGCGCATGCTCTGGAAGCACTACCGCCACCTCACCCAGCCGATCATCGATGGCGGCGCGGCGGCCATGAACGCCTAGATCACCAACGCAACGTTCGACCACGAAGGGGCCCGCTCGGGCCCCTTTTTGCGTTCCGGGAAGGTTCACGGCGACCGAAGTCAACGGGCGAATGTCGATTGGTGCACGATGCGTTAAACAAGGGTTTCTCGGCCGTATTTCGAGAAAAACAACACTTTGACGTTTCGCATCGGTGACATGTAGGCAGAGAATCAAACTTGCGCGCGTGAACGGACTGTGGCTTTTATCGAGGTGCGACTTCCCGATGAACTGCTTCGACGTCAGCAGCCCCTTCTTCACGCTCCGCCCGGGGAGTCGCGTTTCCGCGTTGAAGTGTGTGGATGGGGGGCTACTGGCGCCGAAGAAACCCTGGAGGCCGCATGGACACGAGCAATCGTCCCAGCGGCGGGGATGCCGGATCTCAGTCTAACGGACTGAAAATCCATGTGTGGACAGTTCGATTCTGTCCCTGGGCACCCCGTCGCACCCGTCATGAAGTAGTCCGCACCGCCGCCAGCGCTATCGCGCGCGGCACGATGAGCCTGCGCGGTGCGCGGGCAGTGTTTGGCGTCACGGCGCTTCTGCGCGCCGGTCGCAACCAAAGGCCCCGGGTCATTCGTCCCGCCGCCTAGTCGTTCCGCACGTCCAACAAGATCGCAATTTGAAAGGTACAAAATGGAACTTTACGCACGGCAGGGAGATCTGGTCATTGAGAAGGTCACGTCCATCAGCGGCAAGCTGGAGAAGGTCAAAGGCGTCACGTTCGCTGGCGACAGCTCGGGCCATCCGCACACGCTGGCTGGCGCGATCGAGATGCGTCGCGAGGGTCGTGCCACGCTGGTGAAGGTCACCGGCAAGCGCGAGATCACGCACGGCAAAGAGGGCGGCCACAAAACGGTCACGCTGAACGGTTCGGCGGCGAAGCCTGGGTACTACTCGGTGCGCCCGCTCCGTGAGCGCGGCGACGGGTCCGACCGCGCGGTGGAGGACTAGGCCATGGCGACCAAGAAGCTGTACGAGCTCACGCCCGCCCACCGGAAGCAGCTGAAGCCGTGGGCGGACAAGTGGATCGCGAACGCGCTCAACACCGCACCCATGGACGACGCCGACCGCGAGGCGATGCGCGTTGCGGTGGCAGGTCTGCACGAGGCGGCCACGCTGCCGGCGCCTGATCGCGTAGTGTTCTGCGCCTCCCCGCTAGGCGGCGCTATCGCCGGGTCCGTCGCGGCTGGCGTCTGGTACCTGCGCGACAACCCGAGTCAGCACCAGAAGCTGTTCGGCCGCGCGCTGACCGAGGGAGACCTTCTGGCGGCCATCATTCCGGCCGTCGCCCACTGCGTGCAGCACGGGATGTACCGGGCGCTGGAGAACCGCGAGATGCCGGCAGCTGCGAAGGCCCCTCCGATCAGCGCCGCCACGCGCGCCGCCACGTACGCCGCCACGCGCGCCGCCACGCGCGCCGCCACGTACGCCGCCACGGACGCCGCCACGGACGACGCCACGTACGCCGCCACGCGCGCCGCCACGGACGCCGCCACGTACGCCGCCACGTACGCCGCCACGCGCGCCGCCACGCGCGCCGCCACGCGCGCCGCCACGCGCGCCGCCACGTACGCCGCCACGCGCGCCGCCACGGACGCCGCCACGGACGCCGCCACGCGCGACGCCACGTACGCCGCCACGCACGCCGCCACGCACGCCGCCACGCGCGCCGCCACGCGCGCCGCCACGGACGACGCCACGGACGCCGCCACGGACGACGCCACGGACGCCGCCACGGACGCCGCCACGGACGACGCCACGTACGCCGCCACGCGCGACGCCACGTACGCCGCCACGCACGCCGCCACGTACGCCGCCACGTACGCCGCCACGCGCGACGCCACGTACGCCGCCACGCACGCCGCCACGCACGCCGCCACGGACGCCGCCACGTACGCCGCCACGTACGCCGCCACGGACGCCGCCACGCGCGCCGCCACGCGCGCCGCCACGCGCGCCGCCACGTACGACGCCACGCGCGCCGCCACGCGCGCCGCCACGGACGCCGCCACGCGCGACGCCACGTACGCCGCCACGCACGCCGCCACGTACGCCGCCACGTACGCCGCCACGCGCGCCGCCACGGACGACGCCGATCTCGATCGCGTCGTCAGGTTCCTTGTCGGCTGCTCGGTCTATTGGTACCGCCTTTGGAACGGCGGAAACATGTGGTCCGGCTGGGTCTCGTACCTGTCGTTCTTCCGGCACGTGGCCAAGCTGCAGCTATCGCAGTACGCGGCTTTCGCGCACTACGAAGCGGCGGCGATGCACGCCGGCCCCCGGTTCATGCACCGTCGGTTCTGCATCGTCAGCGACCGGCCGACCGTCATCGGCCGCGACGATCGCAACCTGCCCCACAGCGCCACCGGTCCGTCTATCGCCTGGCGGGACGGCTGGGCGCTGTACTCATGGCACGGGACGCGGGTCCCGGCTCGGGCCATCCTGGCGCCCCGGTCGTACACAAAGGCCGAGTACCTGGCCATCCGCAACACCGAGGAGCGCCGGGCCATCGGCGAGAACGCCGGGTGGGCCTGGATCGTTGACCTGCTCGGCGGGGCCATCTCCGACGAATGGACCGACCCGAAGACCGAGCTGCAGTACGCGTTGGTGGCCTGCTCCGACGGGTCGAAACTGCTACGCAAGCAGTCGCCTCCGCTGAAGCTCGGTGACCAGCCGGTCTACTACGAGCCGGTGCACGAAGATCTGCGCACTGCCCAGGCCGCGCGCAAGTGGCAGGCCACGGACATGACGCCCGCGCAGTGCGAGGCGGATCCCGCTCTCTCGTACGGGGTCGAGGCGTAGTCCGTGGTCATCTCCAAGCACGGAAAGCGCGCCATCCACTGGCGACGGCACTGGCGGCCCGCTCGGCGGGCCGCCCTGTCGCTGCGGTGGTCGCGCGTCATGGCGCAGGTCAACCACCCGGTGGCCTCGAGGTGGCGGGCATTCTTCGCGAAGCGCCTGCCCGAGATCGCCGGACAGTCTCCGCGGCTGCGTAAGGGCGTCCCCGGCTGGAAGTCGTTCAAGAAGGCCCAGCGCGCGGCGGTGTCCCAATGAAGTGGGCCGGCTACGCGCAGGTCGCGCTGTCCAAGCTGAAGCTGCCCGGGGACATCAAGGCGCGGATGGGCATGCCGCGCGTGATGGACCTGGCGCGCTCCATCGAACTGCTGGGCGACGAGCCCATCAACGCCCTGGCGGTGGAGAAGGACGGGCTGGTGCTGATCGCCGGCCGCGACCGGACCGCCGCGCTGATGCGCCTCGGGGCGAAGAAGGCGTGGTGTCACCTGGCCGTCGACGTGACCGACCAGGACCGGCTAGATCTGGAGATCGACGAGAACCTGCACCGCCGCCAGGACGACCGCGACAAGCTGATCGCCCGTCGCGTGGCGAAGGTGGCCGGGGAGTTGTCGGACGAAATGTCCGATAATTCACCGCGGCAACCAGGCCGGCCGAAGTCGAAGCAGACCAAGGCGAGGGAGGTCGTGGCCCGCGAGCTTGACACCACGCCCGAGGCGGTACGGGCCGCCGAGAAACGGGCCGAGGCTGAGGAACGGGAGGAGACCGCGGAGCCCGTCGTGGTACCGCCGCCCGTCGAAACGTGGGGCGTGCCGGTGGAGCACCTGACGCAGGAGTTCGCGTCGGTGCGGATTGCTCAAGAGGCGATGCGCGTCGCCGATCGGCACCTTCGGCAGGCGCAGAGCGCGCTGGCGGCGCTGGAGGATGGGGGCGGCGTCTGCGCCGCGTTTCACATGTTGGTCTACGGCGAGGTCCACCAAGCAGCTTCGCGGCTGCGCTCGTTCATTCCGACGGCGCTCTGTCCGTACTGCAAGGGCCTGGCGCATCGTCGCGAGCGGTGCTCGGGGTGCTCGGGTGCTGGTTACGTCAGCGACGACGCGCTTCTGGGCGTGGCGGAAGAGCTGAGGGCGAAGGGGCCAGGCGCGGTGGTCCCGGACGGGCGCGGCGGGTTCGTGCTGGTAGTGGCGCAGCGCTCGAAGGGCGCCAAGCCGGTCGCCCCGAAGGCGCTGAAGATCCTGGACGCGAACGACAACCCGATCGTGGTGGCTGACGAGGACTTTCCGTTTTGACCGTCGCGCAGGTCTCCCTGTTCGAACGGCCGGCGATGATCCGCGACTCGGCGCCGCTCAGCATCGTTCCCGCTGAGCGGCCAAGCGTCGGCGGTCTGCGCCCCTACCAGGAGTCGCGGATCGCCCAGGCGCGGGAACTGTTGGTGGCCAACCGCTCGACGCTGATCGTGATGGCGACGGGCACCGGCAAGACGCGGGTGTTCGGCGAGATCGCGGCGGCGTGGCCTGGGCGCGTGCTGGTGCTGGCCCACCGGCGCGAGCTGATCGCCCAGGCCCACCAGCGGATCCGCGAACTGACCGGTGAGCTGGTGGGCATCGAGCGGGCCGACCAGCGCAGCCACGGGGAGCGCATCGTGGTGGCCAGCAAGGACACGTTACACCCGGCGCGGCTGTCCACGACGTTCCGCCACGACGCGTTCGGCCTGGTGATCATCGACGAGGCCCACCACGCCGTCGCCAAGACATACATGGCGATCACGGACTACTTCAGCGGCGCCAAGATCGTCGGCGTCACGGCAACGCCAGATCGCCAGGACGAGGCGGCGCTGGGCCGGTTGTTCGAGAGCGTTTGCGAGCCGTACGACATTCTCGACGGCATCAACGACGGGTACCTGTGCCCGATCACGGGGCGCCTGGAACGCCTGCCGTCCTTCGACCTGAAGGGGCTCAGGGCCAACGGCCCGGGGGGAGACTATCGCGACGGTCAGCTGGGGGCCGAGCTCGCGCGCAACGACGCCACGCTGAAGGCCATCTGCGAGAAGACACTGGAACACGCCGGCGATCGCAAGAGCATCCTGTTCTTCCCCACCGTCGAGACCGCGCACCTGGCGGCCGAGACGTTCAACACGCTGAAGCCGGGATCGGCCCGGGCTGTCGACGGGACCACGCCCGATGACGAGCGCGATCGGGTCGTGCACGCGTTCCGTGACCGCGACCTGCAGATCTTGGCGAATTGTGGGGTGTTCACCGAGGGCGCCGACTTCCCCCTGACTGCGCTGGTGGGCATCGCCCGCCCCACGAAATCACGTGCGCTTTACGCGCAGATGGTTGGCCGAGGGACGCGACTGGCGCCGGGCAAGACGGACTGCATCGTCCTGGACTTCATCGGCGCGAGCGACGTCATGGGGCTGATGTGCCCCGAGGATCTCCTGGGCGGCCGGTACGACGATGAGGTGATCGAGGAGGCCAAGAAGCGCAAGGAGGGCGGCGCAGCTGAACGACTGGCGGCGGCCGACGCAGTGGTCAAGGAGCGGCGAAAAGAGGCAGCCCGCATCGCAGCGGCGAAGGCGGCACGGACCATGGCCGGCACGTTCGACCCGTTCCGCGCGCTGGGGATCCAGCAGCCGAGCGCGGCCGTGGCCCGGTACGACGCTCCGCTGTCCGAGAAGCAGGTCGCCATGCTCAAGAAGGCCGGCTTCGATGACCCGTCGAAGCTGTCGCGGCAACAGGCGTCGGCCATCATCGGCAAGCTGGTGGCCCGCCGTGAGAAGGGGTTGGCGACGCTGCCCCAGGTCCGCGTGCTGTCGAAGCGCGGTGTCAACGCCACGAACGCGACGTTCGCGCGGGCGCGGGAGGCCATGGACCACCTGGCGGCCAGCGGATGGCGCGCACCTGCTGCTGACCTGCAGGCCATCATCGACCGGTCGCGCGAGCCGGGGGAGGACATCTTTTGAGCGCCGCCCCGGCATGGGCCGTGCTCGAGCGCCGCGGACTGCAGCGCATTGGCGACGATCGGTATTTGACCGTGTGCCCGGCGCACGAGGACAACCGGCGCAGCCTGCAGGTGGCGATCGGCTCGGGCGGAACGCTGCTGCTGAAGTGCTTCGCGAACTGCAAGACCCAAGACGTCGTCGAGGCGCTGGACCTGAAGATGCGCGACTTGTGGCCGCCATCGGAGCGGCCGCGCGTACCCAGCACCCCGGTGAAGGTTGTGGCCCGCTACGACTACGTCGACGAGCAGGGCGTGTTGCTGTACCAGGTGGAGCGCACCGACCCGAAGGGCTTCAGGCAGCGGCGGCCCGAGGGCGACGGCTGGTCCTACAAGCTTGGCGACGTTCGGCGCGTGCTCTACCGGCTGCCCGAGTTGCTGGCAGCCCCGCACCGCCCGGTGTGCCTGGTGGAGGGCGAGAAGGACGTGGACAACCTGCGCCGGATCGGCCTGCTCGCGACCACGATCGCCGGGGGGGCTGGTGCGTGGCGGCCCGAGTACGCCGACCAGCTGCGCGACCGGACGGTGGTGATCCTGCCGGACAACGACGAGCCGGGCCGTCAGTTCGCAATGCAGGCGTCGACCTGGCTGCTGCGGTCGCTGATCGTGGTGCTGCCTGGCCTGCCCGAGAAGGGCGACGCATCCGACTGGATTGCGGCGGGGGGCACCGCCCGGCAGCTGGGCGAGCTCGCCCGCGCGGCGGCACTGGCGAAGATTCGGAACGCTGAGGAGATCTGCGCGGCGCTCAGTGCCCGCGCCCAAGTCCAAGGAGTGGCGGCATGACGTGGCGAGAGCTTGGTTCGGCGCTGCTGTTCGTCGGCGTGATCTGGGGGTGCGTGCTGGTGGGGTGGTGCCAGCCGTGAGCAAGCTGCCGATCGTTGTACTGCGCCACTACCGCAATTCGTGGGACGCGGCGCTCTGCGGTGCTCGCGGCAGTCGACTGACCTTTGTTATGCAGCGCAAGGCCATCACCTGCCCGCGATGCTTCGAGCGGTTGGAGGCGTTCTCCGTGAACCGTACCGAGCGGATCAAGGTGCAGTGGGCAGCCCGAACGAAGGCGATGCGCAGCTTGCCGTCGGACTTCAAGAGGCTGCCGGAATGATTCTTGACATTGCCGCGCCGCACCTGTCACTGCGGGGTTTCAAGTGACCCGCGCAATGAAGCCCGAGAAGACCGAGCGCAACGCCCAGGTGGTGGCGGCCCGGGCTGCTGGGTGGACGGTGTCGCAGATTGCCGAGGCGGCGCACATCGCGAAGTCACGCGTGCGGGCGATCCTGGCGATGCGCCGACGGCGAGATGAGCGGATGGCACGGGCCCGATGAACTGCCCGGAGTGCCACGGCTCGGGCTACGTTGCGCCGGCAGATGGTGCCAGGTACGCGCATCGGTGCCCAACGTGCACGGTGCCCAAGAAGCGCAAGCGCCAGTTGCCCCGGAAGTCCATGGCCGAGCTCGGCCGGGAAGCCGACGTGGCACTTGCCCGCGCGAATCAGATTGTTCGCCAGTCGGCCGCTGAACAAGCAGCCGCGAAACACATAGGTGCGGCGACAAAGCCGCGTACTGGAGGGGGACCCGCGCAAGGTACATAGCGCGTGAGCATCCGACGCCAGGAAAGCCTGGGCTGCATCGGAGCTGGCAAGAGTTGGGTGTTATCGCCACGCGGCGGGTCACCCGAGGAAGGCCGAAGCTATTCCGAGCTGGTGCAGCAGCTGCCTGGATGCACTCCCCTCTGACTCCGCACCGAAGAATAGTCTGAGATGACCACCAATCAGGAGATTGGAAGGTAGCTCGGCCTCTGCCCGGACGGCGAAAATGGTCAAGGGCGCTTGACTATATTGGCGGACCCTGCCACGACAAGAAGCACGGCCCAGTGAAACGCCGGTGCTTTTGCATGAGCGAGAACCTGCAAGACAGGCCACGAAAACGCGGGGGTAACCCGAACTGGTTGCCTGGCGTCAGTGGCAATCCTGGCGGCAAGACGAAGGCGCGCATCGAGCTGCAGGCGGCCATCGAGAAGATCCACGCCGGCCCGCTGGCGTTGGCTGCCCTTGAGCGTTTGCGTTGCATCGGCATGGGCACGACGCGCTTCGGCCTGCGCCAGCTACCGGCCGAGGACAAGGTGCAGGTCACGGCCCTTGTGGCGTACCTCGACCGCGTCGGCGCGCACGTGCCGAAGCGCAAGGAAGAGGACGAGAAACCACTGGCCGACCTCAGCGCCGAAGAGATGGACGAACTGGCGCAGGAGCTGGCGCGCAAGGCCGAGGCGAAGCGTGGGGCGGTATCGTGAACGCCATTGGGCGGGCAGACGCTCTCGGCCACGTCATGGTCGCAAGCCCGACGGCTGATGTGATGTTCTGCCTGGCGTGCCCCGCTGAACTGAGCGGACTCGAAGCGGCGGCCGAGGTGTATGGAAACCTCGGGTTCTGCCGGGGGCGGCACATGCCGAATTACTGGCAGTTCCTGTGGGACGTGGTGGCCAAGCGGGAGGCGCCTTGAGCATCCCCGAGCGCCTACGCCGGGAGTGGTACGGCAAGCTCAAGGCGGCCGGCTTTGAGGACATCGAGACCGGCGACGAGCACAACGGCCTGCTGAAGACCGACAAGCGGTTCCAGGAGGGGCACGAGAGCGCCGACGAGGCCCAGGCCGAGTACTACCGGCTGGCCTCAGCCTTCCTGTACTCGCACCGGTGGCAGTTGTCGCGCGACCAACGGATCTGGGCAGCACACGCCGAGGGCGTGCCGATGCGCGAGATCGCAAAGCGCTGCAAGACGTACGTGCGGCTCGTCCACGCGACGGTCAACCGGCTGCGCGCCATCATGCTGGCCACGCCCAAGACGCACATCGGCCGGCCCAAGGTGCCAGGCGGGCGCAGCAGCGTCACCGCGTGGAAGCTACAGGTGCGGTTGACCGACGCCGAGACCGAGGCGCTGCACTGGCTGGCGGGTGAACTTGGCGTGCCCGCGCGAGAGGCCGCGCGTCACGCAATTCGCCTTTTGGTATCCCAGAAGTCGGGGAACGGGCGTGCTGCTGCATGAGCGAGAATGGCAAAGGGAAGCTGACGCGCGACCTGTTCGACGGCTGGGTTGGACCGCCTGTCGAGACCGCTGAGCAAGCCCGGGACGCCATCGCGGATGCCGTGGCCGATGCGCTGTGCGGCGAGTACGGCGACTTCGCCTGGATACGTGACCTGCCCATCAAGGCCGATCCGTGAGCGCCCTTCCGATCGCGGTACGCCTTGCCCGCGCGGCTGACCTGGCGTTCATTCGCAACAGCTGGCTGCGCAACTACCACGAGCACGGTCACCTGAGTCACGTGCCCAACGGCGTGTTCTTCTCGGACGACGGGCACTGGGGCGTGGTTGACAGGTGCCTCACGGGACCGCGCGTGGTGCTGGTCGCGCATCCCGAGGGAGACGAGGACACGATCCTCGGCTGGACATGCGCCGAGTTGGACGTGCTGCACTACGTGTACGTCAAGGCCCCGTTCCGCCGCCTGGGCATCGCCCGCACCTTGCTGGGACGCTACAAGCCGCTGACCACCTGCACCCACTGGACGCCTGTGATTCGCGAATGGGCGAGCCGCGGGCGCGCCTACACGTTCAACCCCTACCTACTGGAGCGAGCATGAAGATCCTCGGAGCAAAGTTCAAAGACACCGTCCGCATCCCCGGCCCCCGACCCAGCGAAGAGCTGTCGGCGCGCACCAGCAAGGGCGTCGAGATTGACCAGGTGGGCGGCCTGCTGGTCGTGTCGCGCACCGACGGGGGCAAGGTCCACTCGGTGGGCGTGCCGCTGTCGAACGTGGCGTACGTAGAGTTCGAGGCGACCGAAGCGGAAGACGCGCCGGCGCCGAAGGCCAAGAAGTGAGCGAAGAAGGCGAAGCGTTCGCTAACCTGACCGCGCTGATGCGCCGCCTGGTGCTGGCCGGGCGCTCATCGTTCGGCCATGGCGTTCGCGTGCGGGACCACGCCCGCGCGTCGTGTGACATGTGCAACGCGGTCGTGCAGGCCGAGATCTTCCTGCGCGAGGCGGACGAATTCGAGGCGAAGCAGGCGGTGGTAGCCGAGACCACGGCGCCACTTACGGGGTAGCCCATGAACGCCCGCGCGATCGCGGAGCTGCGGGCCGAGCGGGCGCGGCTCAAGTTCACGCCCGAGGCGCTGTGTTTCGGCCCCCAGCTGCGTGCCGTGAGGTCGCCTGCCAAGCGCAAGGTGCTGAAGTGCGGTCGCCGCAGCGGGAAGACCACCGCGGTGGCCATCAAACTGCTGCTCGAGGCCCAGCAGCCGCCCGTCGTCCCGGTCCTGTACGTGACGCTCACTCGCATGAACGCGAAGGAGATCATTTGGGGCGATCTCCTGGACCTGAACGAGCGCTTCAAGCTGGGCGGCACCCCGAACCTGACCGATCTGACGCTGTACATGCCCAATGGCGGCGAGATCAAGCTGCGCGGGGCCAACAACGAGCGCGAGACGGCCAAGATTCGCGGCAAGAAGTTCAAGTTCTGCGCCGTTGACGAGGCCCAGAGCATCCCCGACCGCATTTTGTCCCCCCTCATGCGGGACATCCTCGGCCCGACGCTGCTCGACTACGGCGGCGAGCTGTGGCAGGTGGGCACGCCGCCCCCGGTACGCGCGGGCATCTTCTTCGAGAGCTACGCCGGGAAGCTGGCCAAGTCGCGCGAACAACACGGCTGGACGATCCGCGAGAACGAACGGCTTCCCGCACGCTTGGCCGGCAAGGACGTCGACGAAATCCTGCGCAGCGTGCGTGAGGAATACGGCTGGGGTGAGGAAGAGCCCACCTACCTGCGCGAGTACCTGGGCCAGGACATCGAGGACCTGGAAGCGCTCCTGTACGCCTGGCGCGATTCGGTGTGCACCTGGATCGGACCGCAGCCAACCGGCAAGTGGCACTACATCTTCGGCGTGGACATCGGGTTCGACGACTCCGACGCCATCGCGGTGCTGGGCTGGCGCGAGGGCGAGAAGCGGGTATACCTGGTGGACGAGGCCGTGGCCGCCGAGCGTGACGTGACCGACCTGGCGAACGCCATCAAGGCGATGCAGGCCAAGTACAACCCGCTCAAGATCGTGATCGACCAGGGCGGCGGCGGAAAGAAGACCGTGGCCGAGCTGGTGCGCCGCCACGGGCTGAGCCTGGAACCGGCCGAGAAGAGCGACAAAAGCGGCTTCATCCGCCTGATGAACGCGGACATGCGCAAGGGCAACCTCCTGGCCCGGGCCGATTCGATCTGGGCGGGCGATTGCAAGCTGGTGCGGAAGGACTTCGACGCCATGGCGCGCGAGGGCGGCAAGCTGCAGGAGCTGTCCGCGAAGAAGGGTGGTTTTCACTCGGACATTTGCGATGCCGTGCTGTACGGCTGGCGCGCGTGCTACGGCTGGGCCGAGCGGATCCCGGAGGCGAAGGCAACCGGCATCGAGCGGGAGTTGCAGCGCCTCGACGAATGGGAGCGGTCCGAGGGTCTGCGCATCGAGGCCGCCCAGCGGCGTGGCTGGCTGGACGACACCGACGACGCGGGCTGGAACACGCCGGACTGAGTTACTGGACAAAATGTCCGCTAATTCGGCGCGTCACGGTTGAAACGCTCGTGCCGTGGTGTGCTCAAGACGGCTGAACTGATCGAGATGCTGCGCGCGATGCGGGCCGAAGGCGTCGCGCGCTTCTCGCTTCACCCTGACGGCACGCCAAATGAGGTGGTGCTGGGCCCGCTCCCGGTGACTATGCCGCCCATGGCCGGCAAGCAGGCCGAGAGCGACGAAGAGCTGCTGTTCGCGCACGAGGGCAGCCAGTGACCCGCGAGCCGAGCACGCTCCCGCGCAGCCACGTGTCAGGCAGCAGCAACCCGGACGTCGTGAAGGTGTCGGCGCGCTGGTGGAAGGCCCCCGACGATGACGACCTGGCGAAAAGCGCGGTGGCCGCAGCGAAGGCCATCGAGGCCAGCGGTCAGCAGCAGGCCCGCGAGAAGCAATGGCTGTTGCAGGCGCGGCTGTACGCCAACGCGCCGGTGACGTCGCTCTACAAGATGGGCGTGCGGCAGGTGTCGCTGGGCTCGAAGCGCAGCGACGAGTCGCCCAGCAACCGCGTGAACTACAACGTGGTGCAGAGCTGCGTCGACACCGCGTCCGCCAAGATCGCCAAGAACAAGACCCGCGCCCTCTTCCTGACGTCGGGGGGCAACTACGACCAGCAGCGGCGCGCCAAGGGGCTCACCAAGTTCTGCGACGGCTGGGCGGCCAGCGTCGGCCTGTACGAGCTGGGGCAGCAGTGCTTCCAGGACGCGGGTTGGGCGGATGCTGGCATTGCGTACACCTACGAGGACTACGACAGCGGTCAGGTGATGTCCGAGCGGGTGTTGCCGCACGAGCTGCTGATCGACGACACCGACGCGCTGTACGGCACGCCGCGGGTGATGTTCAGACGGCGGCACGTCGCCAAGGACATCCTGCTCGAGCAGCCGTGGGCGAAGGGCGACGGCGAGAAGGCGAAGGGCATCCGCGCGCGCATCAACCAGGCGAACCCAGCCGATCCGCTGATGCTGAACGGCACGGCGACCGACCTGATCACGGTCTACGAGGGCTGGCATCTGCGCAGCGGCAAGAGCGCCAAGGACGGGCTGCACGTCATCGTCTGCGACGGCGGGCTGCTGTTCAAAGAGGCATGGGACTTCGACTGGTTCCCGTTCGACCTGTTCAAGTGGGGGACGCGTCCGACTGGCGTGTGGGGCCAGGCGATGGCCGAGCAACTGATCGGCATCCAGATCGAGATCGGCCGGCTGCTGCGCACGATTCAGCGGTGCCAGCACCTTTGCAGTGTGCCGCGCATCCTGGTGGAGCTCGGGTCCGAGATCGTCGAGCAGCACCTATCGAACGAGGTTGGCGCGATCATCAAGTACCGCGGCACCAAGCCCGAACTGTGGGTCGCGGCTGGCGTGCCGCCCGACCTGTTCGTCCAGCTCGATGCGCTGGTGAAGAAGGCGTACGAGCTGACCGGCATCTCCCAGATGTCCGCCAACAGCAAGAAGCCAGAAGGCCTCGACGCTGCGGTGGCCCTGCGTGAGATGCACGATATCGAATCGGAGCGGTTCGTCATCGTCGCCCAGCGCTTCGAGAAGTTCTACCTGTCGATCATGGAGAAGATGATCGCGCTGTCCCGCCGCATGTACGCCAACAACGTGAAGCTGCGGGTGAAGGCGCCAGGAACCAAGCTGATCGAGTCCATCGACTTCGAGAGCGTCGACATGGAGGAGGACAAGTACATCCTGCGGGACTATCCGACGTCCATCCTGCCGACGATGCCCAGCGCGAAGCTGCAGACGGTGCAGGAGCTGTACGGCTCGCAACTGCTCAGCGACCAGACGCCCGCCGCGGTGTGGGCGCGCTCGCTGCTCGACTTCCCGGACCTCGAAAGTTACCTGTCCATCGAACAGGCCGGGTTGAACGACGTGCAGCGCTTGATCTCTGGCATCACTGAGCACGGCGATTACGACCCGCCCGACGAGTACATCAGCCGCGAGATGGCGATCACCCTCGGACACAACGCGCTATTGAAGGCCCGCGCAGACAAGTTGCCCGAGGCGCGGATCGAGATGCTGCGCCGGTTCATTCAGGAGGCGATGGACTTGCCCACGCCGGGCGCTGCCCAGGCGCAAGGGCCGACGACCCCCCCGGTGATGCCCGCGCCGATGCCGCCTGGCGCTGGCCCCATCCCGCCCGGAGGTGTGCCGACGACGCCGGGGCCCATGATCCCCGCCGTTCCATCGGCCGTCTCGGCGATCCCAATGGGCGCCTGAGAAACGTCCGTGCCGTGGCATGGCACTCACGATCTCGACGGTCTCCAAGAATCTTGGCCTGAACGCGCAGTTTGACGTTCTGAACAGCGGGTTCCTGCGAATCTACTCGGGCACCCGGCCTGCCACGCCTGACACGGCGCTGTCGGGCAACACGTTGCTCGCCGAGCTGACCTTCGGGGCCACGGCCTTCGCCGCTGCTTCGGGCGGAACCAAGACGGCGAACGCCATCGGGAGCGACACCAGCGCGGACGCAACCGGCACCGCGACGTTCTTCCGGGCGTTCAAGACCGACGGCACCACGGCTGTCGTCGACGGCACGGTCGGCACCAGCGGTGCCGACGCGATCATCAACTCGACTTCCATCGTTGCTGCTACCACCGTTGCTTGCACGTCGATGGTGCTGACCGCGGGCGGGTAGCCCTTGCCGCCCATGAGGCGAGCGTAAAATGGCCGCCGCGTTCGTCCAAGAGACCGACACGTTCCACGGGTCTCCATCGCAGACGATCACCGCCACACTGACGGTGACGGCCGGAAGTTCGCTGCTGGTATTTGGCCTCACGGACGCGGCGCCGACCTGTTCTGATGGCGTCAACGGGTCGTACGGCGCGTCGGCTGAAAGCGTCGTCGACAATATCGGCCTGTTCAACGCGGCGTTCTGCAAGGACGGCTGCGCGGCGGGATCAACGACCGTCACGATCGACGCCGGCAGCGGCGGCAACGCGTATGGAATCTGGGTCATCGAGATTTCTGGGACGTCTGGCCTCAGCGGCCATGCCGCCCACGCTGACAGTTCGGCGCCGGGAGCCGGAACGGATGCCATCTCATCCGGGAACGGAACGCCTGGTGCGCAGCCTGGGATCATGGTCGGGTTCTGCGCCTGCTTCTTCTATGGAGCTGGAAGCGAGGTCGCCGGGACGGGCTTCACGTCTGGCGCGCTTGGCTGGAATGGAGGCGGATCGAGTCTCGGTCGCAGTGAACGGAAGGCGTATGCAGCGCTGACCGCCGTTCCTGCCACGTTCACGGCTGGCGCTGGCGGGTCCGGGGACATCTTCTCGACGTTCGTCGCGTTCTTTCCGGATTCGGGCGGTGGCGGCGGCAACACGATGACCGTGGCCGGGACCGCACCGGTCGCCACGTCTGCTATCGCCCTCGCAAGCACGGACAGCCTGGCGGTTGCTGGAACGGCGCCCGTTGCTACCAGTTCCATTGCCCTGGCGTCCACTGATTCGCTCACGGTTGCCGCCACGGTCCCTGTTGCCACGGCTGCAATCGCACTCGGCAGCACCGACGTCCTCACGATCGCAGGTGTCGCCCCGGCCGCAACGATGGCCGCGACACTCATCAGCCCGGACCGCGTCGTCACCGTGGCTGCGACCGTCCCGGTGGCGACCAGCGCTACCGCCCTCGCGTCCACCGACGTGCTGACCGTTGCGGGCGTGGCGCCCGTCGCGACGTCGGCGATCGCGCTGGCCAGCACGGATTCCCTCGCCATCGCCGCGACCGTGCCTGTTTCGACGATGGCGGCTACGCTGACGGCCGGCCAGAACAACGTCTCGGTCGATGCGACGGTGCCACCACCGACGTGCGCAGCCGCGCTGGCGTCAACCGACTTCCTGGCGGTGGCTGCGACCGTCCCGGGTGCCACGATGGCGGCCGACCTGACCGCGCCGTACGTCATCGGCATCGCTGCTGTGGTTCCCGTCGCCACGATGGTCGCGGGGCTGACCATACCCGTGGTCTACGTTGACCCCGGCTCGCCCTGGGCGCGCATCCTGAAGCCACGGTACGCGCGCTGGCGACGACGCACGAACGGCATCACGTAGGAACGCCCGTGCCGGTGCATGAGCACCGAAGCGAGCACCCCTGCGGCGCCAGCGACTACGCCGATCCCGAGCAGCATTCCGAATTCCTCGGCGCCTGTCGCCGTCCCGGCTCCCGCGGTGCCCGTCGTGGCGCCCGCGTCGGCTGAGCCCGTAGCGCCCGCCGTTACCACGCCTCCAAGCCCCGACCTGTCCCGAGGCTTCGCGTCGCTGGCGGCTGAAGAGCGGCGCATCCGCGAGGTGCGCGCGCAGACCAAGGCCGAGGGCGAGAAGCTGGCCACGTTCACGCAGCAGTTGCACGCCGCTCGCGCCAACCCGCGCGAGGCCATGAAGCTCCTGGGCTTTACCGACGACCAGGTGCTGGAAGCGCTGGCCGGCGGAACCCCCGCAGCGCCCGCCGTCGACGATCGCGTTGCTCGCCTCGAGCAGACGCTTGCCGAGCGCGACCGCCAGGCGTCCGACGCCGCCGCTCGCGCCCAGGCGGCCGAGCAGGAGCGCCAGGTCGAAGCGGTCATCACGAGCTTCCGGAACGACGTCAACGCCCAGATCAAGGCGGCTGGCGACAAGTACGCACTCATCCAGCTTCACGGCGCGGAAAGCGAAGTCACCGCGAAGATCGAAAAGCACCTGTTGGAGAAGGGCGAATTCATGCCCTTCGAAACGGCTGCCGACGAAATCGAAGCTGCGTACGAGGCCAAAGCGAGAAAGGCCCTCGAACTTCCCAGGCTCCGATCTGTCCCCCAGAGCGAGAACCCCCGGTCCACGAGCGAGCGGACCAGCACCACGACCACGCTCACCAACCGCGGCACCACGGCGCCGGCTGCGAATTCGCTGCCCCCGTTGCCGCTCGACCCAGACGCGCGCACGGCGGAATTACTCCGTCGTCGCGGCCTGGCGTCCTGACCGGAGGGATGACCCATGGCTTTCGATCTCACGACCCTTGCCGACGACCTGAAGAACCGGTTCACGCCGGATTTTATCGAGTCGATGGTTTACCCGCGGAAGCCCCTGTTCGCGGCGCTCAAGAAGATGAAGGAGATGACGGGCGACAAGTGGTTGCAGCCCGTGGTTTTCGATGACCTGCAGGCGACGTCTGCGGACTTCACGACCGCGCAGACGCAGTCCGCAGCGGCTGGGCCCGGCCTCGATCGGTTCGAGATCACGCGCATCAAGAAGTACAGCTTCGCGCGCGTCGACAACGAGACCATTCTGGCGACCAAGGGGGACCAGGGCGCGTTCTTCCAGGCGCTGACCAAGGCCATCGACCAGAGCATGTCGGCGCAAGGGCGTCGGCTCAACTGGGAGATGTACAAGGAGGGCTGGGGCGATATCGGCCGTGTGTCGAACACGTCCTTCGCCACCACCACCTTGACCCTCACGAATCCGAACGACGTCGTTCGGTTCTCGAAGGGCCAGATCTTGGTGATCAGCGACACCCAGAACGCGTCGGTGCTCCGCGCCGGCACGCTGACCGTCGCTGGCGTCAACCGATCGGCGGGAACGGTGACCACAACCGCGAACCTGTCGACTGGCGTCGCTGCCATCGCGGCGAACGACTGGATCTTCCTCCAGGGAGATCGCGAGGACGCGGCGTCTCCGACCCGTCGGTGCCTCGCTGGCCTCGAAGCGTACGTTCCGGCGACCGCGCCGAGCTCCACCGCGTTCTTCTCCGTCGATCGGACGCAGGACTCCCGCCTGGGTGGCCTGCGCTACGACGGCACCGGGCAGCCCATCGAGGAGGCGTTGATTGACGCCGCCGCGCTGGCTGGCCGCGAAGGCGCGCAGCTCGACTTCGGCGTGCTGAACCCGATCACCTACGGACAGCTGATCAAGAGCCTCGGCTCGAAGGTCCAGTACGTCCGCATGGACCAGGGAAGCAACGAGGCCAAGGTGGGCTTCGAGGGCATCCGGCTGTACACCCCGGCTGGTCAGGTCGACTTCTTCCAGGACCAGGACTGCCCGAGCAATCGCGCTTGGATGCTGCAGCTGAACACCTGGATGTTCGGCTCCATGGGCGACGTGCCGCGGGTCATCAACACCGACGGGCTGGAAGTGCTCCGGGGCTCCAACTACGACGGCGTCGAACTGCGCGTTGGCTACTACGGCAACGTCATCGGCAAGGCGCCGGGCTGGAACATCAACGTCCAAATCTAAGTTGACTGAGGCGGCGCCGGCGACCTTCTGCCGGCCCCGCCTCGGCCTCCTTTAGGAGACACCACCCAATGGCAAATCGAAGCTTCTCTCCCCTGGCCGGCTCGGTGAAGAAGGGCGTTGTCAAGCTCTTCGGAGCCTTTCCGACCACCACCGGCGGCACGCTGGCCACCACCGGATTCACGTCGGTCAAGAAGGCCGGATTCTCGCTGACCAAGGTGGCCGGGACTGGACGCTATGGCGTGCAGCTCGGCCTCGGCGCCACGAACCCCGACAAGTACCAGGGGTTACTGGCCGTCCACGCCGTCCCGAACGGCGCGGCCAGCGCGGCGTACACCACGGCGAAGGGCATGCACGCCTTCCCGCGGAATGTGGCGGTCTCGACGACCGGGTACTTCGAGATCCAGTTCGCGCGCTCCGACACCATGGCGGATGCCGAGGTTGAAGACGCCGCAACGTTGTACATCGAAATCACGCTCGACAACTCGTCGGTGTAGCCGATGGACGCCGCCAAGCAAAAGCTGGCGAACGCTCTCCTGCGAACGCCGCGGGTGAAAGACCTGGACAAAGATCCAGATCGGACGCCCGCGGAAAAGCCGGAGATGGTCGGCCTGCAAGATGCGATGCGAAAGCTCGGCAAGGCGCTGAACGAGGAAGACTCGCCGCGCGCTGCCGAGGCGTTCCGCGACGCCTTCAAGATCTGCAACGGCTACAGCACCGACGAAGGGGAGTAGCCCGGGGTGGCGACCACGCTCCTCCAGCTCCGCAACCGGGTCCGCGATCGCGCCGATCTGGTTGCGGACAACTTCGTTCTCGACGCGACGCTGACCCAGTGGATCAACGACAGCGCACAGGAGCTGTACGACCTGCTCCTGCAGTCGGGGCAGGACTGGTTCGTCACCAGCGCGCCGATCACGGTCACGTCGCCGGCGGTGAGCTTCCCGGTGCCCGCCGGGGCGATGCGCCTGCATGGGCTCGACAGGGACATCGGCGGCGGCAAGTACGAGAGCATCAAGCGCGGCGTGTTCCGTGAGCGCTTCTCGTACACCGAGCGCCGTTACGTCGCGACCCGCTCCACCGTGTTCATCTTCCCGGGCACCAGCGCCCCTGGTTCCTACGTCCAGTGGTACACCCCGGCGTTCACGCCCCTGGTGGCCGACGTTGACACCTTCGACGGCATCGACGGGTGGGAGGAATACATCGTGGTTGACGCGGCGCTGAAGTGCCGCGTTAAGGGCGAAGAAGACACTGGCGATCTGATGGCCGCCAAGATGCAGCTGCGCGCGCGGATTCAGACGATGGCCGCGACGCGCGACGCCTCGGAGCCGTCCCGCATCGTCGACGTGCACGCGGACGACGAATTCAACACCGCGTGGTGATCCCATGTCGGAATTCTGGCAGTCCAGCGGCAACCGAAACACCGACGCTGCCCAGCAGCAGATCCAGGTGCTGCAGGCGGCGCTCGAGGGCCCGCTCCCGCTGCGCACGCTGTCCGTTGCCCAGTCGGCTGTCGTGGACGCGAATGCCCGATGCGTGCGGTACGTCGGCAGCACGGCCTCCGACGTCCTGACGCTGCCCACGGCGAACGCCCTGGGCGCAGGAGTGGGCCAGGCGATCGTGTTGGTCAATACGTCCGCCGTGGCGATCTCCGTCGTGCCAAGCGGCAGCGACACGCTCAACGGCGTGACTACCGCCTACAGTCTCGCCGCGCGGTCACAGGTGCTGTTTGTGGCCGATGCGCAAGGCGCCTGGTGGGCGGCGCCGGTGCCGGACACGACGGGGCGCCTGCTGCGCTTGACGGTGCTGACTGGGACCACGCTGGCGGTCTTCCCCGGCACGTTGGCGTATCGGCTGCGCCTGTGGGGGGGCGGTGGTGGCGGCGGAGGGGTGATCAGCGCGGCGTGCGCGGCGGCCGGTGGTGGCGGCGCGGGAAGCTACGCCGAGCGCTACGGCAATCCAATCGCAGCATCGTACACGTTTGCCCTGGGCGCGGCTGGGGCCGCAGGATCGACAGCCGGGGGCGACGGCGGCAATGGCGGCGACTCAACGTTCAGCGCCGGGGGCGTCACGGTCACGGCCCCCGGCGGCAAGGGCGGCAAGGGCGACGCGGCCGGCACCGCGGGAGCAACCAGCAGGGCACGCGGAGGGGGCGCGGGAGGCGCGGTCGCTTCAAATGGAAACGTGATCAACGGCGGCGGGGCGCCCGGACACCCGTCCGTCATGGTGCGGATCAACTTCGCCGACATCATGGCCACCAGCGGCGCAGGGGGAAGCTCGGCCTTGGGCGGCGGCGGCGGCGTGGGCCGCGAGCGTTCTGTCACCTCCACGTCGAACGGCGCCGACGCAATAGGACCAGCATCGGGGGGCGGAGGCGCCATCGACGACGGCACTGCGGCGCGCACGGGCGGCACGGGCGGCGCAGGCTACGGGATTCTGGAGGAGTTCAGCTAGGGCTTTGACCGCCACCACCGCCACCACCGCCACCGGCGCGGGCGCGAACGGGGGACGCTACGGAGCCGGCGGTGGTGGCGGCGCGTCGAACAACGGCACCAACAGCGGCAAGGGCGGCGACGGCGGGCCCTGCTTCGGCCGCGTCACGACGTTCTACGCCTGATCAGTGTGATGATCGCAGATACCTGCGAACGGCCCGCACACCGAGCGCAAGGAACAGGACTCCGAACAGGAGGCCGATGAAACTCCCGGCGGTATAACTGGTGTCCGGCGCGGAGGAATCCGCCGTGGCGCTGACGCACCAACGGATTACGACCAGGCCGCCGAACGCCGCTTGGATGACAGCGCCAATCAAGTACCCCGTCCCCTTGGGCTCAAGTGCTTTCGCCGCCCGGATTTCCCGGGCGTAACGATCCGGATCGTTCATCGGGCGCACGCCTCGACGCAGGCCATCGTCCACGGCTGCGCCGTACGCCCGTTCACCAGATGCACCGCGCAGCCGACGACCGGCGACGAGTCTGGCCGGCTGCACAGCACCGGCGCATATTCCTCTTCGCTGCGGCCGCACTGCTCGACGCGCGATATCGTTCCCTCGGCATCGCCACAGTCCGGCACGACAGTCGGCGTGTAGTAGTCGTCTTCCTTTGCGACGCCACATCCGAAGGCGGCGAGGACCAGCGACAGGGCAACGAGATTCTTGGTAGACATAGATCAGCTCCTTGGCGGGTTGTTTCCGCCTCTGGGGTTAGATGGGCTCCCTGGTTCCAGCCGGGGGGCCCATTGCCTTTGGCACAACAAAGGTGACCCACTGCGCTGGGTCGTGTCAAGTGAGGTGGAAACGCCGGTGCCGTTGCGTGCCCAAGCCGCAGCGAACCACGGTTCAGATCCCCCTTGTCGGCGGCCTCGACCAGAAGACGGCGCCCGACCTGGTGCAGCCGGGGAGCTTCCTGGAGGTCGAAAACTGCTGGCGGGACCGAACTGGCGAATTCCGCAAGCGGTTCGGATCGGCGGTGCTCGGCTCGAGCATGACCAACGGCGGGACGCTTCCGGCAGCCGTCGGGCCGCAGTTCCTGGGGAAGCAGCGGAACGGCCTGTTCCGTGTCGACACCGGCCGAATGGCGTCCCTCGGGTCCGGCGGCGACGCAGCGGCCTACGACGCGAGCGCGGGCAAGTGGTTCCCTCTCGACTCGGCCGGCGGCGATGCGACTATGCTGCCGGCCACGATCTGCGGGTTGCAATCCGCCCTCGATCGTTCCCTCCCCGACGCAGCCGTGACCGGCGGACTGGCCATTGTTGCCAACGAAAAGGAATCGGGATCGAACATCGTCGAATTCTCGATCATCGACACGGCCACCGGCAACACGGCGTCCTACCTGTGGTCGGCGTTCGGGCGCCGCCCTCGGTGTGCCGTAGCGGCTGGGTACTTGGTCGCTTTTTACGAGGACTTCACCAACAAGCTGTTCGCGCTCGTCTGGAATTCCGCGGCCCTGTCGGATACCCCGACGACGTATCAGATCGCCACGAACGTCACCGCCTCGGAGCCCTACTTTGACGTCATTCCGCGGCCCGGGGCTTCGACAATCTTGGTCGCCTACCTCAACAACGCCGCCACGATCACAGGGCTCGAATTCAACCCGGCGACGGGGGCCACCGTCGCCAGTGCCACGTTCGGCGGCGCCACCAACGCCGATCAGTGCATGGCGTGGGCGGAAGACCTGACCGGCTCGGGCAGCTACTACCTGATCACCGCGGGCAGCGTGGGCGGCGTCGTGGTCCGCACGCTGTCGACGGCCTTCGCGGTCACCGCCACACAGACGTGTGACGCGGGCGCCACGACCAACGTTCGGAACCTGACGGGCTATCTCAGCGGCTCGGGCTCGGACAAGCGGATCTACTGGGAGCTGGCCGCGTCGCCGGTCTACAACTCGTCGATCCGGTTCGCCTCGATCGTCGGCGGTGTCATCGCGGCATCAACGATCCTTCGGGGGGCCTGCCTGGGGTCGAAGGCCTTCCGCCGGGGATCGGGGTTCAACTACTTCGTGGTCCTGACCTACGACTCGACGATCCAGCCGATGCACGCCGTGGCGATGCTCGGGACAATCAACATCACCGGCGATCGTCCGCTCCTGATCGGCAAGATCGTCCCTGGCGAGGGCGGAGGACGCACGGCCAGGCAGGGGGCTCTCCCCGCGGTGACGGTCATCTCCGGATCGGGGACCGCGGCAGCAACCTACGCCGTGGCACTCTCGCGCGCGATCGCGGTCACTACCGTGGCGGGCGTCGCACTGCAGGTCCGCAACACGCAGCTCTTCAGGCTGGACTTTGCGAACATCGACCTTGGCAACACGATCGAGGTTGGTGGCGACGCGGTCTGTCCGGGCGGGCTCCTGAAGATCTACGACGGGGGCTTTTGTCTCTACGCAAGCAACCACCCATTGCTCCCGGAGGCGTTGACGTCCACGCCGGCCACGGGCGGCGGTGCCCTGACGCTGTTGGGGATCTACCGGTGGGCGGCGCTTTACAAGATGATCGACGGCGCAGGGCGGGTGCACTGGTCGGCGCCGTCCGCGGTCGTCGCGTCGACGCTGACCGGCACGCAGAACCAGAGCGCGATCACCGTGCCAACCCTTCGCATCGACCTGCGGGCCTTCTCCGTGTCGATCGTGCTGTTCCGCAACATCGCCAGCGGGACCGTGTTCTACAAGGTCGCCGAGAAGGCGAACGACACGTCCGCTGACACCGTCTCGTTCACTGACCAGTTGGCGGACTCGGCAATCACCGCGAGCGAGTACCTCTACACGACGGGCGGCGAGCTGCCCAACTTCGACGCCCCGGCGCTGTCGTCAGTCGTCGAATACAAGGGACGGATCGTCGGGATCCGAGCCGAGGACCGGTGCAGCGTCTGGTATTCGAAGCTCCTGCGCAACGGTGTGTTCCCCGGCTTTCACCCCACGTTCACGCTCACCTTCGACGCCTTCGACGGAGACCTAACCGCCCTGGGCGTGCTCGACGACAAGATGATCTTCTTCAAGCGCAGTACCATCTACGCGCTGTCGGGCGACGGTCCCGACGACCGGGGCGTAGGCGGCTTCAACGATCCGTCCCAGGTCACCAACAGCCAGGGCACCATCAACCCGCGATCCGTCCTACAGGAGCCCGAGGGCCTGTGCTTCGAGGGAGCGCGCGGAATCTGGCAGCTCAAGCGGTCGGGTGAACTCGCCTTCATTGGCGCCCCGGTTCAGGCTTACTTCAGCGGGGGAGGGCGGGACATCACCGCGGCGGTGTTGCTCTCGGACTACTCGCAACTCCGCTTCTTCACGGCGGCGGGCCGGACCTTTGTCTGGGACTATCTGCAACGCCAGTGGTACACGTTCACGGGTCAGCCCGCGGGCGCCGCGGTGGCGATCGGATCGACCATCTACTGGGCGCACCCGACGACGGGTGTGGTCAGCTACGAGACGATCGGGGCGTACGGCGACAACGGCACGGGCTACGCGCAACGAGTCGTCCCCCCGTGGCTGTCGCTGGCAGGACTGGCGGGCGCCGAGCGCGTGAAACGCCTGGCGCTGATCGGCGAGAACGTGGGCAGCCACACAGTGAAGGTCAGCACGTACCTGAATTTCAACGAATCGGCGCCGGCCTTCACGCCCAAGACACTGGCGGGTGCGTCGGCATGGCCGGAATCCGAATGGCGAATGGACGTCCAGCGCTGCACGTCGGCCAAGTTCGCGATCGAAGAGTCCGCCGCGAACACCGGCGCTGGCTTCCGACTCTCGGCCGCTACGCTGGATGTGGCAGTGAAAGAGCGTTTGCGCCGGATGCCATCCGCCAACCGCGGGACGTAGTTCCCGGACATCTTGTCCGCTAATTCGGTGCGTCACTGGGAAACGTCGGTGCCGGTTCATGGGCG